TACTTCTTTTTTACGCTTTGGTTTTTTCAAATTAAGTCCTAAAATTAAACGAGCCTCGTTTTTCGCCTGTATTGAAAGCGTAGGTAAAAGGTTTATAATGTTTTTTTCTAATTCTGACATTTTAAAATGGTAGGTTAAAACATCCATCTTCAAGATTGTAAAATATTTCATCAAAACAGTCTAATTCATATTTTAAAGCAATTGTAACAATCAATTTTTCTTCATCAGAACTCTTTGCATTGTGGAAAGCATTATATACAATTTGGTTAAATAATTCTTTAGTATTATTACTGCTTAAATCTGTTTTTGAAAGTGATTTTATTAAATCCATTTGAATTCTATATTTTTAGTAATTGCGTTAAAAATTGCATCAGATATATAAACCTCGCCATTTGAATCACTAACAGTTATATTGATGTTGTCAAAGTCTTTAAACTCACAATCCAGTGAATCCATCCATTTAAAACAGGCATATCCATTTATGTCAATTAAAAAGTTGTTTTGCTCTATTTGTTGGTAAAAAGGGATTGAAGAAGTTTTATCCCCATCGTAGTAAAATCTTTCAATATCAATAGTATAACTATTACTTGCATTATACTTGCGTTTCGTCGAAAAATTAGAATTATTATTCACTTAGTTACTTATTTTTTGTAACTTACTATCAAGGTTATTGTATTTTTTACTTACAAATGTTTTAATATGAAATCAAATAGTATTAAATTTGATTAATGTTACAAATATTACAGTACAAATATATAAAAACTTACTAACAAAACAAAAAAAACTTACAAAAACTTTTTTTTATGATTGAAAGACTATTAATTGAGCGAAAAAAATTGGGTATAACGTGGGATGTATTGGCGGCGGATTTACCGATTGGAACTAACTCTTTAAGGGTTGCTTTTCAAAGAGGCAGGGTAGACCAAGTTTATTTAAATCATGTTGAAGAAATAATCAATAAATACAAAAAAGAAAAAGGTGTTAAAGTTGAAATTACTAATGCAGATGAAATTATTGTTTTGAGTAGTTTAGCAAATAAAGTGATAGAAAACCACAAAAAACTTTTGAATATCCAAGTTTATAAATTATGGTTTGAAGTGCAAGTGCAAGAAAGAATTATTGATGCTTTGAAATAATAGTATTTATTTCTTCTTTTGTGAGTTTACTTTTTAACTTTTGTATAGTTTTTTTATTCTTCTTAATTTCTTCTTTATAAAATTTTACAAGTTTAGCCTCTAACATTCTTTTTATTTAATTTGTTTTAGAGGCACAAATAATGATAAGTAATATTTTTTTTATATATTACAATATCATTATTTACAAATATAACTAACTCGTTAGTATTTTGCAAGTAGTTTTTAAATTTTTTTTATTTTATGAAAGAAAGACTTGGCGAAAGATTAAAAAGATTATTAAATGAAAATGGTTTAACACCCTATCAATTTTCTAAAAAAACAAACGTCAGTCAATCTACTATTGGGAGAATTATAAATAAAGACAGTAAGCCGCAGCAAAAAAATTTAAAAATAATTTGTGATTTTTTTAATGTTTCTGAACAATGGTTGCTAACTGGTGTAGAATTAAAGGAGAATGATATTTCTGAAAATGAAAAACTAAGGCATTTATCTCATCAAGTAATTAAAAACCATAAAAACTTACTTGATATTGAGGTTTATAATTTGTGGTTTGAGAATGAATCGCTAAAAAAAGCAATCAAAATTTTAAAAGAATAAAAAAGTACCCTAAATAGTACACTATAATTAAAAGGTTTAAAAATTAAAACATTGATTTACAGGATTTTAATAATTCACATATCACTACATTTGGGCTCATAACCCGAAGGTCACTGGTTCGAGTCCAGTTCCCGCTACAAATTTTAAAATTCAAAACCCCTTTATAGATAAACGATTTAGAGCTTTTTTTAAATCGTTTTTCTATGAATAAAAATTCAGACTTATTAAAAAAGTACACTGAAAAGTACACAAATGATTTTTTAAAAAAAATGTCAAAAAATTATACCATATCTTTTTATACAGGGGGGGTTGATGTAAATGAATTGAACCAATTAAGTAGTACACAAAAAAAAATTGCACTTTCTAAAAGTTGGTATGTTCGATGGTATTACAAACATCCTCAAACTCAAAAATTGGTAAGGCAGAAAAATTTAAAAGCAGGTGTTAATCGTCTAAAAACAATACAAGATAGATTAGACTTTTTAAAAAATTTTAAAAAAGGTATGATAATAGCCTTTGAAAACGGATATTCTCCTTACACTGATGAAACTCCACATACTGAAATAGAAGAAGAAAAAAAAATTTATACTATAAAAGAAGCATTTGAATCAGCACACAATCATTGTAAACTTACTGTTGAAGATGTTACAGCAAAAGATTACTACTACGCAAAAGAACACTTTTTAAATTTTATTGGTTTAAATCATCAGCAAAAAAATATCAATACTCTTACCAAAAAAACTGTTTTATCTTTTTTAAACCAAAAATTAAAGGAAACATCGCCAAGAACCAGAAATAATTATAAAACTTCTTTATCTGCGTTGTTTACAATTTTAGAAACCAAATTAAATATTATTGATAGAAATTTTATAAAGGACATTACAAACGAAAAAACAAAAGCAAAAACAGATAGGACTTTTACTCGTTTAGAACTGACTAACATTGTAAATTGGTTGCGAGAAAATGACCCTTATTTATTGCTCTATATTAAATTTGTTGCTTATAATTTTTTACGACCTATTGAAGTAAACAGGCTAAAGGTAAAAGACATAAATCTGCAAGATGGTTTATTGTATTTTAAAGCAAAAAATAAGCCATTAAAAACAAAAAGAATCCCAAGTATATTTATAGAAGATATAAAAGCTATAAATTTACATTTGTACGATAAAGAATTTTATTTATTTACACCAAACAACAAACCAGAGTTATGGGATATTAAAGCCACTTCAAGAAGGGATTATTTTTCTAAACGTTTTAAAAAAGTAAAAGATAAATTCAATCTTGGATTAGAATATGGTTTGTACAGCTTCCGACATTCATTTATTACAAATTTGTTCAAATATTTAAGAACTGTTGAAAATAAAACCTATTCTCAAACCATCGAAGTATTACAACCAATTACAGGGCATGAATCTAAAGAAGCACTTGAAAAGTATATCCATACAATTGATGCAAACATACCAGATGACTGGTCTGATAAAATAGATTTTATTTTATAAACACATTTTTACGTTGAAAGCTGTATGACCTCCAACAACAATGCCAACCCCTATTGCTTCTTTTTTGCCACCCTGCATATATCCCATAGCGTATGACTTTGAATCAATGCCACAACCTACCGCCATACCGAATATGGCTCTTGTTTTACCGAACATCCATTCACAATAGAAGTCCGTATGATAGTGTCCTGATACAGTAGATACCATGTCTCTTTTTGCAGCCATTCGTGGTTTTCCACTTTTATCGCCATGCACATAGCGTACACCATCAATAAAAACTTCTGTAACAAATTTCCATTTAGGGGTTTCTAAAACCTCTGAAAATTCTTTTATCCATTTACTTGGAATGTTAGAAGATTGTGCTTTACGAATTATAATTCTGTCATGGTTTCCAAGTGTTACCCAAGCGTTTGGAAAGGCTTTATACCATCGTCTTAATTTATTGACAGCAAAATCAAGTTCGTTTTTTCCACCTAACCCATCCGCATCGGATTCATGATAACTTGCATAATGATTATCAATAACGTCTCCAATAAAAACAACTTTATTACAATTGTTTTCAGCATAAATTTTTTGGCAAAAAGAAAGGTAGCCATCCAAACAAAATGGCTCGTGTAAATCTCCGATAATTAAAACTCTGTTCTCTGTTTTTATAGACTTTTCGTAAGCTTTGTAAACATTACCTCTTAGTCTTGGTCTGTATGTCTTTGTTTCTCTCATATATATATAATAGAAAAACAAGCATTTTTTAATTATTTTTTGAAAGTAATATTTCCTGCTACTTTCTCTACACTTCTACCAACTACATATCCACCGATACCTAACTGTAACAAGTTCCAAAACTCATTCTCTAAAGGTGGGATAGGTAAGTTAAATAAAGGTGCAATGAATTTAACATAGATAACTATAAAACCAAATGCTAACATCAGTATAGGTCGCCAACTT